TGGCAATGAGAGAGTGGAGGTCTTGGTCTACGATGCTGATCTAATGATCAAAGTATTTGTGGACAGAGATGGTATGTCTGAAGAGGAAGCCAATGAATATATTCTCTTCAACATTGAGGGTGCATACATAGGAAAGGACACACCTGTATTGGTGTGGCAAAGATATGATGAATGAAGCAAGACAACTTGGTTTATTTGCAGCAGAGATGTCAGCTAAGCATGCTGACAAAGTGCATGATGATTGGACATTAGATGCTTACAACTACTTCGTAACTTTCTCCAATGAAAACAATAGACCTTTTCTTACAGAAGAAGTTAGAGCATATGCTGAGGAGCAAGGACTACCATCACCACCAGATGGTAGGGCATGGGGTCATATTGCTAAGTCATGTGATAGAAACAAAGTAATTAAATCTATTGGGTACTCAGCAGCAAAGTCTTCCAATGGTTCACCTAAGGTGTTATGGAGGAAGCGATGAGTGATGGTGGTAAGGGACATACTCAGCGTCCTAAGTCAATAGCTGATGAGGAATGGGCTACCAGATGGAATGCCATCTTTGGTAAAGACTCATTAGAAGATTACAAACAGTCGGAGAATGTTGATAACCTCCGACAAAATGATAAGGACAAGGACGATGATCTTCTTAGACATAGAGACAAACCTGAAACATGACACCATATGGTTGTGTGTAACCAAGCACAACACCACTGGTGAGGTGAGACACTGGCGGGAAGCCGACAGTTTGCAAAGTTATTTAGATGGTGAGCAAGTGGTGGGCCACAACATCATTGGCTTTGATGCTCCCATCCTGAAGAAGGTATGGGGTGTTGGCATTCCTGACAACAGTCTTGTAGATACATTGGTAATGTCACGGCTGTACAAACCTGACATTGACATTGTTATTCCTGAGCAGGGCAAAGCCCCTACTCCTCATAGCCTAGAGGCATGGGGCTATCGCTTAGGTAGTCACAAGATTGGTTTCACTGACTTCGACAGTGGGTGGACACAAGAGATGGCTACTTATTGTGAACAAGATGTTCAACTTTTAGAAAAACTGTACAACTTTCTGACAGTAACCATGACGAAAGAAGGGTTTTCCCAGCAAAGCATTCAGCTTGAGCATGAGGTTGCCATCATCTGCCGTGGCATGGAAGACAATGGCTTCATGCTAGATATGCCTAAGGCTATGGCGTTGCATGCCATACTGAGTGGACGCATGTCTGACATTGAAGAGGAGATGCAGAAGGTGTTTCTCCCTATCGTTGAGCAGCGTTTCTCTGAGAAGACAGGCAAGCAGCTTAAGGATAAGGTAACCATCTTTAATGTTGGAAGCAGACAACAGATTGGTGACAGGCTTATTAAGCTAGGATGGAAGCCAACTAAGATGACCCCAACAGGTCAACCGATAGTGGATGAAACCACCTTGAAAGATGTTGTGTTTCCAGAGGCACAAATAATTGCTGAATACTTAATGATTCAAAAGCGTGTATCTCAGATAAGTAGTTGGCTTGAACTGGTGGGTGATGATGGTAGGGTGCATGGTAGGGTTACTACTAATGGTGCTGTCACTGGTAGAGCTACACACAGTAGTCCTAACATGGCACAGATCCCTGCAGTAGGTGGTCCATATGGTGCTGAGTGTAGAGAAGTGTGGACAGTGCCTAAGGGATATAAGCAGGTGGGTGTTGACCTATCAGGCATTGAGCTTCGCTGCTTAGGCCACTACCTCAATGATCAAGAGTGGATGGATGAGTTGCTGAAGGGCGACATTCACTGGTTTAATGCACAGAGCTTTGGCTTGGTGGATAAGGGCACTGTCAAGGACGATAACAATCCTGAGCATAAGAAGGCTAGGAACACCACCAAAACCCTGACATATGGGGTGTTGTATGGAGCAGGTGCAGCCAAGGCGGGTTCCATTGTTGGTGGTAATAGCAGCAAAGGCAAGAAACTTATTGATAGTTTTATTAATAATACGCCCGGCCTTTCTGCCCTGAAGAAGAAGATATCTAGGCTGATGGCTAAGGGGCATCTCCCTGCACTGGATGGACGCAGGGTGTGGGTTAGATCTGAGCATGCAGCATTGAACACATTGCTGCAAAGTGCAGGTGCTATCATTGCTAAACAATGGCTTATTGAATCAACAAAGCTGTTGCAAGAGAAGGGAATAAATGCTAAACTATTAGCGTTTGTTCATGACGAAACACAATGGGAAGTGAGAGAAGATCAGGCAGAGGAAGCAGCTAGGCTCATCGAGCAAGCAGCAACCAAAGCAGGTGAAGCTCTTAAGTTCCGGTGTCCAGTAGATGCCGAAGGAAAGATTGGCAACAACTGGCGTGAGTGCCACTGACGATACAAGTGGGTTTTCATATTGGAGAATATTATGAGTGAAGAAAAGAAAGCCATCAAGATTAAAGCTGATGTGTTCTGGTGTCAACACAATAAGGTGAATGACATGTCTGGTAAGTTTCAGCTTAACCTGTGTAACCTGTCTGACGCTGCTGTTGAAGCATTGGAAGACATGGGCATCAGTGTACAAACTGGTGAAGACAAGAAGGCTGACATGGGCAAGTACATCACTTGCAAATCAGAGAAGCCTATCCGTGTCTTTGACACAGACAATGATGAAATTACTGAAGCTATTGGTAATGGTAGTAAGGGTAAGGCTCTTGTGTCTTCCTACTCTTGGACATACAAGAACAAGAAAGGTGTTAGCCCTTCGTTGAAGAAGCTGGTTGTCACTGACTTGGTTGAATATGCTGCAGCAAGTGGCATCAGCGCAGACGATGAGGATGTGCTGTAAATGAAAGCTCTATTCGATAGCGACATCTTCGCTTATCGGGCAGCATCCGCATGTGAGGACGAAGACGAAGCAACGGCACAGCGAACACTGGATCGTTTAATTGTTGATGTCCTCATGTGTGGTGTTGATAGCATCTATCCTGATTGCTTCGTAGATAGTTGGAGTATGCACCTAACAGGTAAGAACAACTTCCGATACAAGATAGCAACCACTGTGCCTTACAAAGGGAACAGAGTTGACAAGCCTAAGCCTAAGCATCTAGCTTTCCTTAGAGACTATCTAGTAAAAGAATGGAACGCTTCTATATCTGAAGGTGAAGAAGCCGATGACACCATTGCCATTGAAGCTACAAAGCTTGGTGACAATTGTGTCATTGTTTCTTTAGACAAAGACTTAGATCAGATTGTTGGTTGGCATTACAACTTTGTTAAACATCTAGGCTACTACATCAAACCAGAGGAAGCTCTGGTCAAGCTGTATACGCAGATGATTACTGGTGATGCTGCTGATAACATCAAAGGATTGTTCCGTGTTGGTCCAGTGAAAGCAGCCAAAATAATTGGGGACACAACAGATGAACTTGAGCTGTACAACAAAGTGTTGGAAGCTTATGAAGGTGATGCTGAGAGAGTGTTAGAGAATGCTCAGCTTCTTTTTCTACGAAGATATGAAGGACAGATATGGACTCCTCCACAAACTTAAAACCTAATGACATTGCCCTCATCCTACGCCCCACCATTGTGGATGGTAAATATACAAACACCTTTCAAGTGTTAGTCAGTGGCTTTGGTCCACTAACTATCAGTGAAGATGATGTTAATAACTTGATTGGTATGGCTACGATATTGGCATCAGTAATTCCACACATGGAAGAAGATGAGCAACTTGCTAACAAGCTTGTTGAATATTGCGGTAAGATGTTTGGTGATGTTGGTGACTTCTTTTACAACGCAGACCATGACAGCTTTGGTGATGGCAACTTCACCATTGACACCAAGACAGTTGGGGGCATCCAATGAATGTAGATGACACACTGATACAGCGTGGAGTTAGATATGGTAACTACAAAGAAGATGTCTCTAGGGTTTCACAAGCTTTGAAAGAAGTTGTTAGATCTGGTGCTGAGTGGAAAGAGATGGATGATGATATGAAGGAAAGCCTTGATCTCATCTGTAACAAAATCTCTCGCATTGTGAATGGTGATCCTTGGTATCATGACTCATGGCATGACATCATTGGCTATGCTAGGTTGGTAGAAGAAAGACTGGAACGATTATGATATCTGTTGACATTCATCTGAAGGTATTCTTTAAGCCTAAAGACTTGCCCAATGTTTACTTGAATGAGGAAGTGCTGAGTGAAGCCATCACTGAAAACTTAACTGCTTCGTTGGAACGAATGGATGCACAAGATGTCATCTTTCGTTTCGTTGATATCGAAGGACTAGAATGAAAGTTAATTCTGTAACCATTAGAGAAGCAAGCAATGGCTATGTTGTTGAACATGTAGCTGAGGGAGAATACGATAAGTATCTTTCTGAGTTTGTTGCTCTTGATATTGACGAAGCTTTGTCAATTGCTAGAGATTTATTTGTGCATTACGATGCTGCTGACATGTCGCATCTAGTAGATACACCAATTGGTAGATAAGAAAAGAAATGGTGGCGAGTGGACTGACTCTAGGTTCAGGAGCTTCGTCACCTCTGCACTTCGTGCTGCATCTAGGCGTTGGCCTCCTAAGTTCAAGGCTCTTAAAGAAGCCTTCGTGGGTAGGAAGACTAACAAGAAGACTGGCAAGCTGGCAATGCATTACAAATGTGCCAAGTGTAAGAAACACTTTGTTGCTGCTGATGTACAGGTAGATCATATACTCCCTGTGGTATCACCAACAGAGGGTTTTGTTAGTTGGGACTTGTTCATTGATCGTATCTTCTGTGAGATAGAGAACCTACAAGTGATGTGTAAGCCCTGTCATAAAGTGAAGACAGAACTAGAGAAGCTAGAAAGGAAAAAGAAATGAATGTAATAATGTTAGAAGAACATGAAGATGGCAGTGCCACCTATTCATTTGATTTAACAATTGAAGAGCGTGACATCTTACTGAGCTTAGGTATAATGACAGCCATCAAGAATGGCATTCAAGAAGGAGCTAAATATGTCAGTAACACTGATCTGGGCTACACCCAATGCGGAACACCTGATAGCGTACATGGCGAGGGTGAGCAACCCAGAGAATCAGGACAACCCTGAGACAGCACCTAAGCTGCTGAAGTATTTGATGGACAACAAACACTGGAGTCCATTTGAGATGGTGAATGTGTGCATGGAAATAGAAACCACCCGTGACATTGCCCGTCAAATCCTGAGACACAGAAGCTTTAGCTTCCAAGAATTCTCACAACGCTATGCCATTTCCTCACGCTATGAAACCAGTGAGGTGAGGCTACAGGATAACAAGAACAGACAGAACTCAATCCCTGTACAAGATCGTGAATTGATGGCGGTATGGGATGAGCTACAGACAGATGTTTTAGTGGCTTCTAGGCGGTCCTATGAGGCTGCATTGAGCCTTGGTATAGCCAAGGAGGTAGCACGAAAGGTGTTGCCTGAAGGACTAACCACCAGTAGAATGTATATGAATGGTACGCTTAGAAGCTGGATGCACTATGTTGATATCCGTTGTGACAAAGCAACACAGAAAGAACATCGTGATGTAGCAGACCAATGTAAGGTAGTGCTAACAAACTTGTTTCCATCTCTATTTGCACCTAGCAAGTAGAAGTCAACTGAGGTATAACTACCTTTCCTTTCGGGAGCTTCGGCTCCCATTTTTTCCACCACAGCAGGAGTATTTTTATGGCAAAGTTTAAGGTCAGCATTGACCTGTCTCGGGATAGTTTGTTCGATGAACTAGGCATCCAGAGATTGAGAGAAAGTTATATGAAGGATGAAGAAGTTAGTCCTCAAGAAAGATTTGCATATGTTTCGGAATCGTTTGCTTCAAACCAAGACCATGCTCAAAGACTGTATGACTACAGCAGCAAGCATTGGCTTAGCTACTCTACTCCTATCCTATCTTTTGGTCGCTCTAAGCGTGGCCTCCCTATTAGCTGTTTCCTTAATTACATGGATGATAGTGCAGAAGGCTTGGTCGATAACCTATCAGAAACTAACTGGCTATCCATGTATGGTGGTGGTGTCGGGGTTCATGTTGGTATCCGCAATGGTGACGATAAGTCTACTGGTGTTATGCCCCACCTCAAAATCTACGATGCCAGTTCCTTGGCCTATCGTCAAGGCCGTACAAGACGAGGTAGCTATGCTGCCTACCTAGACATTCACCACCCTGACATCATCCAGTTCTTGGAGATGCGTAAGCCTACAGGTGATCAGAATGTACGCACACTAAACCTGCATCACGGCATCAACATCACTGATGAATTTATGACCATCATTGAGAAGGCCATGAAAGATCCTGACTTTGATGACAGCTTCCA